GTCAAAACGGCTGCGAATGTGACAAAACGTGTGACAATTCAAGCAAATAAATGAATAAAAGCGAGCAAAATAAAGGGGTTATAAATCAAACACAAGGGAATCAACATCCCCAGGGACCGTTTTTTAAGCGTTTTATGACCTTGCCGGAGGGCTCATTTTACACGGCCCAGGCGGAGAGCACCATCAAAAGAGCTGTATATGATGGCCAGCTTCCGGTCATTCAACGCGGAGAACGCTCGAAATGGATCCTGGATGTTTACGATCTTGATGTTTGGATGCTCGCTCATAAGCGCCGACATCGTCCAGTTGATACCCGGATGAGGTCGAAAGATGGAAAATTCAAATAACGAAAGAGAGGGGAAAATGCGCAACCTGCTGATGATATATCCGGACAAACAAAATACTCTGTCCAGACAAACGGATTGGCTCACCCGGATAATTAATAAATTTAATGTGAAATTACATGATCTTGGGTCTGAAATCGAGGCCAGGCTGGACGCGGAGAAAATAAAATTTCCTGGGACCGTGGTGCGACAGGGGAGTCATACCTATTAAGTGACATATCACCGCCCAGGAGCACTGAGCTCATCGAAAAACAGGGCCATAAGCCCATAAAAAACAAAGAGAGGTGATATTTTGTCAAGCAAGTCAAGCAAGGGTGAATTTACAAACAGAGCTATTATTAATGATCGTGAGATGTTGCGGCTACTTGACAAGGAAAAACTGAGTCAAGCAGATGTTGCTAAGCATTTTGGGGTTACCCGTCAGGCTGTTCACCAGCGCATAAAGCAGTTACGGGGGGAGACGACAAAGGTTGTTGTGGCGAGGAAGATTCACACGGCCGTTAAGAGCAAGCTCGATGCTATGGACCAGCTGCGGAAGGTCAATGATTATGCGAACGAGCTACTTGATTTATGTATGCGCTGGCAGCGAGGGGATGACGAGGCATTGCAGATTCTTGAAGGTCAGATGAAAAAGGTCCGTATTGGTAAGACCGAAAAGTTTGTAGAGGAGTTCAAATTTAAGGATCCCAGGGACGTCGCGTTAAAGGCTATGGCCGAGATCCGGGGACAGTTAAAACTTCAGCTGGATATCTTCCAGGCATTATATGATTTACAAGCGGCCCAGGAGTTTCAAGAAGAGGTCCTGGCTGCGATAGAGGAGGTTGCGCCTGATGTCAGAGCTAAAATCGTTCGTCGAATCAACCAAAAAAGGGCTATTCGATCAGCTGTGCGGTTCGATTGAGCAGCGGTTTAACCTGGAGGACGTCGGCGAGGTTATTCCCTGGGCCGAGGGTCTGCTTTTGGATGGGCGGCAGTTTTCTTTAAAGGACCATGAATACCAGGAGGACATTTTCAACGACGATTTTCCGCGCCAGGTATTTTTGAAGGGCGCCCAGGTCGGCATGACGTCGGTTGTCCTTTTAAAGACGTTGCATGGTTTAATCACGAGCCGGTATCCGCAGGGGGTCCTTTATTTATTACCGAGCCGGCTGGATGTTCAAGACTTTTCCCGCGGGAGGTTTGGCCCGCTGTTAAACGACAATGAACACCTGGCCAAATACATTCAAGACACAGATGCGCAAACGATTAAGCGGATCGGCCGGGCCATGCTTTATCTTCGAGGCGCGAAGGCGACGAGCCGGATCCAGGGGATGAAAAGGTCGAGCTCCGCTTTGAAGACGATCCCGGTGGACCGGATTGTTTTTGATGAGAGTGACGAGTTCGAGCCGGCCATGATCGATCTTGCTTTGGAAAGGATGAGCCATTCATCCATAAAAGAGGAAATTTATTTGAGCACACCCTCGATCCCGAATTACGGCGTTGACGCCCTGTTCCAGACGTCGGACCAGCGGCATTGGTTTATAAAATGTAGTAAATGCGGCGGCGAAACGTGCCTGGAGCTGGAATTTCCGGCCTGTTTGGAGGAATTGCCCGACGGCCGGGTTATTCGCTTGTGTCAGCGCTGCCGGGACCAGGAGATTTATCCGAAGGACGGTTTTTGGAAGGCGCTGTATCCTGACAAGTCAAAGGACATGGTCGGCTGGCGGATTTCTCAGCTTAACAGTATGTTTGTGGATCCCGAAAAGATTTTGCGTCTGTTCTTTGATCCGCCGAACGGGAATTTAACCGAGGTTTATAACTCCAAACTCGCCCAAGCTCATATCGCCGCTGAAAATAGGCTAACCGTGGCCGAGGTTTTGGAGCTATGCGACTCAACCAGGCCCATGAAAGAAGAAGATCCGGGGCCGTGTTACCTGGGTTGCGACGTCGGATCCTTGCTCCATGTCGTAATCGGGAAACGAAACGCGAACCAGGGCGGAGAGATCGTCCATGTCGCGTCTTTTCCGGATTGGAACCACCTGGACGATCTGATGAAACGATTTAATGTGGCAAGAGCGGTCATCGATGCATTGCCGGAGTTGCGTTTGAGCCGAGAGTTTGCCCGGCGGCACCGGGGCCGGGTCTTTTGCTGTTTTTATCAGGAAACACAAAAGGGAAGTTACGCCTGGAATGAGCGCGACTTCACAGTCCGAGCGAATAGAACCGAGGCTTTAGACCATTCCCACAGCGAGATAGCCGGCGGGAAAGTTATTTTACCGGCCGAGAGTGAAACCATGCACGACTTCGCGCAGCAATTATCAAACATGGCGCGGGTTCTCCAGCAAGACCAGGATACCGGGAGCTCGCGCTATGTCTATGTTAAAACCGGCCCGGATCATTTTCGACACGCGCAATCTTACGAAAGTATGGCGAGGAATTTTGGAGCTGATTCAGCATTTTTTATGAGCGACCTATCATAAGGAGAAATGACAATGGATGAGATAGACAAACTTGTTAAAAGCGGCCATTCAATCGAGGCTATCAGCCGACGTATGGAACTCAAAGAGGCCCAGCGCGAACTTTTCAGTAAGGGCGGTAAGCGCCAGCCGGAATATGGCGAGGTGGCCGGCGGCATTGGCTGGCCGACGGGAGCAAAACCCGGAGAAGTTGTTGTGGTAGCAGAAAAAGGCCGCAATTTTTACGTCATCGGCCATGCAAGCGCTTTTGAACCGCCGGAGCTCCTGGGCAAGTGTGTTGCTTTGTCAAAGAAATTCGGATTCAGATATTTTTATTGCGACATAAACAACCGCCCAATGATGGATCATGTTTACCGGATAAAGAACCGGCCTAACTTTACAAGCTCGAAACTCCTGGACGATCCTAACGAGCTGGTCGGATATGTAGGTATCATTCGAGAATTGACCTCGTCAGGCAGTAAAAGGCTTTTTTTCCACGGTGATGCCGGCGCTGTTGCGAATCGGCTTTACGAAGTACCGCTGGAGAAGCTCCACGGCCAAACACAGGCGTTTGACTATCCGCTGCTGCAGGCGCTCGGTGGCTGCTTATCATCGATGACAAAGTACAAGATGACGCCGGAGCAAGAGGCGGAAATGGAGCGGCAGATCGAAATGGTCGATTATTTACTCGACGAGCTACACGACGAATATCAAGGTGAATAATCAGAATGACTTTTCTAACCAAAACTTGGCACTTGAAAGGAAGGTATCGTCGGCACGATCCGAACGACAAGCTCGCGCCGTACCGAGATAAGACACCCAGGAAATTATCCGAGGACCAGGTGGCCGAGGAAACGCTTTCCTGGTTGGTAGAAGATAACCCGTCAGACTAGCTTATGAAGAGCGACTAATTAGATCGGTTAAACTTGTGTGCAATGACATGGCCCGTGGCGAGATCGTCGAAAATACGCGACATGAGCGGGCCGAAAAATTAAACGGAGGTAGTAAAATGACTTTTGACATGACAGAAGAAGAAAGAGAACAGCGTGACGCGGCTATGGATGCAATCAAGGAAAAATTGAGAGCGGCCCGGACAAGCACCGGCGGCCAGCTGCAAGACGATTCAGAGATTGGCGACGAAAACGATCAAATTCGTGAAAAGATCGCCCGGCGCCAGGCACATGAGCGCCTTGAACGGGAAGAAGAAGCCAGGGCCGCTGCTGAGGCCGAGAGAGAACGGTTGCTCGAAGAACGCGAAGCAGAAAAAGACGCGATGATGGAGGCGGATCTCGAAGAAGAAGAAAGTTATTTTGAAGATCAAGAACAACTCGTCTCCACTTTTCAAAATGAGTTTTCTGATTTTTCGGAAAGGCTGAAAACAGACATGGCTTTACGCGATCGGGTAAATGTCGCTTTAGATCTGGAGATCGCATCAAGTGGAAAAGGAAATTTGTACTATCCAAGTTATCGACGGGTGGCCGAGAATTTTGTGGACCGGCTTGAAAAGGTTAATGACGATTGGGACCTTTACGAAAAGATGTACCAAAGAGAGGACCAGATCGCAAAAATTGAACATGGAAATTTAAAGGAGAGGGAGCGTGACAATATTTATTTTTTGTCAACCTTGCGCGACGATCGGCCAGCAACTCAAGAAGAAATTATCGGACAGTTAAAAATTGATGCGCCGGATGTGATGGATGACAAAAACTCCTATGCAGAAGCGACACGGGCCGCACAGAAAATTATCGATAAAGACCCGGAGGCCGGATCCAGGTATTCAACCTACCAGACCGGCGTGAAAGCGGCCAGGACCAAAAACGCGCTGCGGGAGATGGCCAAATCACGCGGCCAGGATCCGGACACGGTATAGAAAAAATGCTGTTTGACAATTAAATACCTATAAAAGGGCAGCGGGTGAAGCTCCGGCTGGAACTGTGGGCTAATTCACGAAAGAAAACAAATCCCAATATGGGAGGGATGAAACAGAGTGTCCGCCTAAGGGCGGTAGGAGCCAACCGAAAATGGCATTTCTTGATATCACAAATTTTTAACCGGCTTTTGGGATTGCAAATATATAGCAGATATTCAAAGTGCGGAAAAAAGGCAGGGCCACTGCTGAACCCTGCCTTTAAATTAATTGATCTCAGAATATTTTATCTCTTCCTAAACAATTCTTATTAATACTTTACATATACATCATCAAAATAAACATTACAAGAGCACTCAAAGCCAGGATCAACAGCGTTTCTTGTTCCAATGGCTGCCATAAAGCCATCGTATGTCAATATCCGTTGTGGGGGTTTGAATGAGGTTTCTCCAAAACCAAATGCGGTAAATTTAAGGTGATTTCTATTTAAATTCATTTCAATAGTAAACTCTTCACCATAAAAAGGGTCTATCGGCCTGTATCCGTAAGTAGAATCAAATATACGGTATACTATGGAGTCATCAACGTGCGATATAGATACTGTCCCAGTACCAATTTCGCTGATGCCTTCTTTGACTGCTATATTGTTGAAAACAAAATTGCCTTCATCATCTTGACCAATATATGCTCCAATTCGTCCATTAACATATCCTGAACATTCTGAACATGAGACATCAAACCTCACAGTAACCCTTACAGCCTTTATTTTCTCGATATTTTTAATTTTTAACCATGCAGAGCATTGCTCTTCCCTTAGATTATGGGTAAATACTGCTTCGCCACCTATCACATTTATTTCAGCTGATGGACCACAACCAGAAGGCCAAGAATCAACTATCCAAAGATCGGGATTGGGATCTCCGTTATATTCAAAATCATCATAAAGAACCCATCCTGCATATCCTTTTGCTGGTAGAATGGCTATGATTGATAATGTCAGGATGATTACCAAACCAAACAAATACTTTTTCATTGTGCACCTCCTCATCCCAATACAGAATTGAATGTTGGATGTGATCTTTTAACTCCCAATAAAACAAATTACATCTCATTGGGAGCAAGGCATGCACATTTTGAGGGGTTTCTCCATGCGGAACCTCACCAATAGAGGTTAATTATTGAAAAGGCTATAGGAAAAAACGATCAAGAATAGCGTGAAACAACTTGAGAATCAAACCAGCAGAATAGTAGGTTCTAAATAATAGAAATTGAGTAGATTTAGTGCCCAGATTTAACTTTTTAGTTTCACTTATTAAGACAAATTTTATTAAGACAGAATTAATTAACAGATTATTTTTAAATGTCAAGGGTGATTTTAATAGGTACTTAATGTGTATATTAAATACCTCGTAAATGGAGGGACAAAAGGTGAGATCTGAGATTTGCCCTCTTGCGGCCTAAAGCAATCTTTCTTAGTAACCGAATTCATAAAAAGTTCAGATCTCTTGCCATAATGACAGGTCTAAGCAACTCAATTTAAAGTGCATATATCGTCTTTCTTACGAAAATGCAATAAAGGCAAACCCCAAAAATGAGATTTGCCTTTCTGATATATAGAAACACA